GTCTGCATTAACCTAGAGCACACAAAAAACATGAAGTCAACGCATGTTGCGGCCCTGATTGTTCACGAAGCAACGCATGTCTGGCAAGAAACAAAACAAACAATTGGTGGAAACATCGGTAATGAGTCCGAGGCTTATGCAATGCAAAACATTTGCCGAGAACTATTTGACGCGTACTCCATCCGAGCAAGGGGCAGTGATGCTGCGTGAATACCAACAGCGCACCATTGACCAGCTGTATGCGTGGTTTGAGGCTGGCAACGCTGGGAACCCTTGCCTGGTGCTTCCGACCGGCTCAGGCAAATCGCACATCGTGGCCGCGCTGTGCAAGGATGCTTTGCAGAACTGGCCAGAGACTCGGGTGCTCATGCTCACCCATGTCAAGGAGTTGATCGAGCAGAATGCCGAGAAGATGCGCCAGCATTGGCCTGGTGCACCGCTTGGCATCTACAGCGCCAGCATTGGCCGCAAGGACTTGGGAGAGCCGATCACCTTCGCTGGCATCCAGTCGGTGCGCACCAAGGCCGGTGCGCTTGGCCACATCGATCTGGTGATCATCGATGAGTGCCATTTGGTCAACCACAAGGACGAGGGTGGCTATCGCAAGTTGCTTGGCGAGTTGAAGGCCATCAATCCGCACCTGCGCGTGATTGGCCTGACTGCCACGCCTTACCGCTTGGGGCACGGTCTGATCACCGACAAGCCTGCGCTCTTTGACGATCTGCTGGAGCCGGTCAGCATCGAGGAGCTGGTCTTTAAGGGTTATCTGGCCACGCTGCGCTCCAAGGTCACCAAGGCCAAGCTGGATGTGAGTGGCGTGAAGAAGCGTGGTGGCGAGTTTATTGAGTCCGAGTTGCAGGCCGCTGTGGACACCGACGACAAGAATCAAAAGGTGGTGCAGGAAATTGTCAGCCTGACTGGTGATCGCAAGGCCTGGCTGGTGTTCTGCACTGGCGTGAAGCATGCCCAGCACATTGCTGATGTTCTGTGCCAGCATGGTGTGGCTGCCGAATGCGTGACTGGCGAGACACCAAAAAATGAGCGCGAGCGCATGCTTGAAGACTTCAAGGCAGGCCGTCTGCGTGCGCTAACGAACGCAAATGTGCTGACCACTGGCTTTGATTATCCCGACATCGATGTGGTGGCCATGTTGCGGCCAACCATGAGCGCCAGCCTGTACGTTCAGATGGCAGGCCGTGGCATGAGGATCAAAAGCCACACCGATCACTGCCTGGTGCTCGACTTTGCTGGTGTGGTGGCAAGTCATGGGCCGATCACCAACGTGCAGCCGCCCAAGAAGGGAGGGGACGGCAATGGCGAGGCACCAGTCAAGGTTTGCGACGAGTGTGGTGAACTGGTGCATATCTCGGCAGCAATCTGTCCTGCCTGCGGTGCTGTATTTCCTGAGTCTGTGAAGAAGAAGTTGTCTTTGCGAGATGACGACATCATGGGGCTGGAGGGAAAAGACCTGGAGATCACCAGCTGGAATTGGCGCATTCATACGAGCAAAGCCAGTGGCAAGTTGATGCTGGCCTGCACCTATTACGGCAGTTTGTCGGACAAGCCGATCACTGAATACTTGCCGGTGCTCCACGATGGTTATGCAGGCCAGATGGCATTGCAGCGCCTTTTGACGATGGCCTCATCGTCTGGCGCTGATCTGTCGCAGGTCTCGCAGTTGGAAGGTGAGCGTGGCCTGGACTACATCAGCGTGCAAATGAGCAATTCTGAACCTCCCAAGGCCATCGAGTACCGATTGGATGGGAAATTTTTTAGAGTAATCAAAAGGAGTTGGACATGAAAACCAGACCGCCAGAACCTCAATTCTTGGTTGACTATCGTGAGTGGATTAAGGCTGGCCCACCTCGGTGCTGCCATACCTGTGAGCATTACGGCAACGATGGCTTGTGCGTGGAGTTTTTCATGGAGCCGCCAGCAGACTTTGCGGCCACCGTTGATGCCTGCCCCAAGTGGGAATGGGAGGTGCCATTTTGACTGCTGATCGCATACCCACAGAACATGAGGAGCAACGCGAGTTGGTGCGCTGGTTTCGCCAGACTTGGCCAGGCGTGCGCATCTTTGCCATTCCCAATGGTGGCGCTCGCAGTCCGGCCACCGCTGGCCGATTGAAGGCCGAGGGTGTGTCTTCTGGCGTGCCTGATCTGTTCATTCCTGCCTGGGGGCTTTGGGTGGAGATGAAGCGCAGCAAGGGTGGCAGCGTCAGTGCAGAGCAGAAAGACTGGATTGCTTATCTTGAAAGTGTGAGATTCTGGTGTATAGTGGGGAAAGGTGCTGACGATGCCAAGGGCAAGATTCAGGCCTTTTTCAATCAACAAAAGGATATTTTATGAGCACTCGCATTTATGTCGTCACCGACATTGAAACCAATCATCACCGCCTGATTCGCGCTGGCAACCAGGCACAGGCCATTCGGTATGCCGCCCAGACCCGCTTCGACATTGAGGTGGCCAATCAAGACGACCTGGTCAATTTGCTCACTGGTGGCGTGCCGATTGAGCTGGCCACTGGACAGGCAACTGCTGACATGTTTGAGGATGTGATTAAAGCTGGAGGGACTGATTGATGGCCACCTCAAAGATCAAAGATCGCTACATGACCATTCGGCTGCCTGCTGACATTGAGATTGAGCTACGCAAGATGGCCGAGCGCAACACGCGCACGCTGGCTGCACAGATTCTGCACTGCGTCAAGATGGAGATGGAGCGCCAGCAGGTAAAGGTGCCGCAGCAGGCCAATGCATGAAGAAGCAGCTCCACATCAGCATTGAGACGTTGATCCATAAGTGGCCAGTGTTTGGCATTGGCTTTGCCAATGGCGAGTTTTTTTTCTCGCTGTGGCTGGTGGATGTTCGCATCTGGATCGGGTATCGATGAAGTGCCCAGTCTGCAAGGCGTGGACATTCGTGCTTGAAACTCGTCTCAGACCTGACAACACCAAGTACAGACGCTATGAATGCGCCAATGTCCATCGCTTCACCACCTTAGAAACAGTGGTCAAAATCATTGTCGCAAAAACACCTAAAAACTAGGGTTTGTCCCAATTAATTATATTGTGGGAAATCGTGGTAATATCTTGGCACATTAACCAACCAGCAAGGAGCTGACCGTGAAACATTCAAATTTTCAAACACCTCGTAATTTTGCCGACTGCACATGGGTGCAGGGCTATGGCCGCCCAGAGCCACTCTGGGAGCGCGTGGCTGGCTATGTGCTGGCCTTTGTCATTGGTGCTGGCCTGGCTGCATTGCTGGTTGCCTGGTGGTCGTCATGACACCACAACAACTAAAGGCCATGAAGCTGGCGCTTGATGCGTTGGAATTAGCGCATCCAAGATTTGGCATTGCGACTGAAAAGTATAAGCAAGCCATCACCGCACTCAAAGAACGATTAGCAGACCCCATGCGTGAGGTTCAAAAGTTAGGGCAAGAGATTGAGCAAGAGCCGCCACAGAGCACATGGGTAGGGCTGACGGATGAGGATATTTCAGAAATTGTTAGGGGTACACATAACACAGGAAGTTTTGTCCGAGCGATAGAAGCCAAACTCAAGGAGAAGAATTGTCTATAATGAAACGCAAGGAGATTCATTATGAGCATTGAAAAACTTATGTTTGATCGTTTGAAATACACACCAGATGATGGAAAAGTTTGGTGGGTTAAACATCCAAGATGGCCTTCGTATAGCGGTAAAGAAGCTGGAAACATTATGCAGAACGGCTATCGCAAATTGAAGTTTTGCAATAAACAGTATCTCGTTCATCGTGTCGCATGGCTTTTGCATCATGGTTCATGGCCTATTGGCGACATAGACCATATTGATGGGAACCCATCAAACAACAAATTTGAAAATTTGCGGGATGTTCCTCATGCCGTAAACATTCAAAATCGTAAATCAGCCACCGTAAAAAATAAGACTGGATTTTTGGGAGTTGTTAAGCGTAGAAACAAGTATGCCGCCCACATTCACAAGAATGGCAAGCAAATCTATTTGGGTTTGTTTGAAACGGCAGAACTAGCACATAAAGCATATAAGGAGAACACATGACAGAAGGTTATTACTGCATAGTGTGCGGCAGATTTTTGCTGGCAAATGAGTTTGGCGTTATTGTCCATGATGACATTTCACATCCACATGAAATGGCTTTTGATGACGAGGAGAATCCGCAATGACTCCATTGGTTTGCAAGGCCGTCAAGTTTGCGCCTGAGCCAGAAACTGCTTTGTGGTTTGATGTTGGGCAAATGGAGCCTGTACTTGACACAAAAGTTCCCGCAGATTTTTTGATGAATTTACCTTCAAAAAGAACGGGAATTGTTGGCTTGGATACGCAAGGAAAAGACTTTGCTCTTTGGCTTTTAAGGGGCGATGATTCAATAACTGTGGGCGGTTGCTCTATGTGGCATGGCGGCAAATACTTTTCTCA